CTTACCTGTAATCGCACCATCCAACCAAGCATCTATACCTGCATTGTCTGATACGTCATTGTATAAATCATTAGACAAAATCTTTTGTTGTAAATCTGTTAATATTATTTTCTTTTCGTGATTTGCCATTTTTTATTCCTTTGGATTATCATCTTTAATTTTCTTAATACGAGCTTTCCAAGCATCTATATCTTTATATATTTCATCTAGTTGTTCACCTATATCTCCATAAGCTAACCTACGAGCCATACGAACTTTATTGTTTGCTTCTACAGTATTTCCTGCTTTTTCGTATGATGCTAGTTGCTCATCGGTTGGTTTAGTAAGACCATCTACAGACCATTTGTTTATAAATGCACCTTTACCATCGCCATTATCTATCAAAAAAACATTTTCTTCAAAGACTGCTGTTTTATTATTTGCTTTACAGTAAAGCTCTATTTTTGTTACTAAATCTGCCATTATGCTAACTTATATCCGTAAAAATTGGAATCACTAGTTACTAAAGCATGACCATCTGCATTTCCGTCTCTAGTATAAGCATATACCTCTATGTAATCACTTGCATTTAAATCAAGAATCACAGAAAAATGGTTGACTATAGTATCTATATTATAACTACTACCAAGATAGTATTGACTATATCCTATTGAACCTCCATTTTTATATAAATAAACTAATGACCTTTCTCCGTCACTTCCAGTTCCACCACCAAAATAAACAACTATGTTCATACCAAAATGATATCTACCAGCCTCACCACTTGGCACAGTGAAGGTTGTGCCATCAAAAGCACTGTCAGTATCTAACTCATCAGTTGTAAAACCAGTTATTCTTGTTGTTGTATTTCTAGTTGTGGTTTGGTTACTAGCTTTTTTGCCATAAAAATATGGACTATTGCTACCACCTGCACCTACTGGAGTTTGTGAAAAAGTAACGACACCATTACTAGCTATAGATATTGCATCTGTATCACTTGCACTACCAATGTTACCTGCATCAGGTATAACTATATTACCACCTGTGGTTAATAAACCACCACCAGTGATTGTGCTACTACTTGTAATTGCACCACTAAATGTGCCTGTTGTTGCACTCAACGCATTATTACTTGGATGGGTTACTGTACCTACTGTTCTAAACAAGTAATACACAAAGATATTATTACCTGAGTTATTTGATGGTGCAGCAGTAAATGTAAGTGTTGTTCCATTGCTTACTGCATATGCTACAGAAGGCTCTTGTATAACACCATCTACAGATACAAGTATGTCCTCATCAGATCCCACTGCATGGTCTAATGTAAATGCAGTTGTAGAACCATCACCAGAAAACTGTGTGGCTGCTTTACTAGCTACAAATCTATCACTTGCTGTGTTACCTAAATAGGGCATTATGTGATCTCCATGTAACTCATAGTCACTGATAGCTTATCTGCGACAGAACAATCTATCTTCACTATATCTCCTACATTTAAAACTATCTTGTTTCCAGCCATGATCTCAACAGATGATCCAACTGGCACTGGTATGTCCTTGACAATGTGAGCCGTGGTATTTTGTGTTTGAGATGTTTGTGTTGTTGTGCTTACAAGTTGAACTGTACCAGTGACTTGCGCTGTATGCACATTAGCCAGTGTTAATCCTAATACAATTATCGTGCTACCAGTTTGAACTGTATAAAGAGTTTCTGGCGATCCAGCACTGGCTGGAGCAACATCTCTTGTAATTACTTTAAATGTATTTGCCATGTCATTATCCTAACGCTATTGCTAAAGCTGTAGCCTCATCTGCTGCTGCCGAAGCAGTTGTTGCACCTATGTCAGACAGTACTTCTGATGCACTTCTGCTCTCTAAACCATTTGCAGTGAACCTTGCAAACTCATCATCTGCCACACTAGAACTATCTATCTTCACTGCGTTTGTGTTTGATATGCCAAAAGTTAATGAGGCTTGACCACCAATATCACTTAATACTTCAGATGCACTTCTACCCTCTATCGATGTTCCATCTACACGCAGAAAATCATTGTCAACTACACCTGATGTAAACACTGGTACATTTGTATTTGATATGCCAGTAGCTGCAACTGCGGCAGTGCCTAACCCTAATGTTGTTCTTTGAGCGGCTGCATCTGCATCATCAAGCAATGCTTTACCTGCTGCTGTTAAATCATATGTTGATGCTGTTCCAGATCCAGTAAATTGTATTCCTTTGTCTGCGGCTGATGTTAAACCAGCTAGTGCTTGTAGCTCTGCATCTAATCTTGCATTTGCTACAGTTCCAGATAATTGAGAGGCATCAATAGTTTTATTTGTTAATGTGTCTGTGGTAGCTCTACCAACAATGGTATCTGTGGTTGCAGGAAGTGTTAAGGTAGTATTACCAGCAAAGTCAGAGTGTGCTGGTGCTTTTAAAGCTGCATAATGAGCATTAGCACTTTCACAATACATTCTTAATTCTGATTGCGCTCCAGTGTTTTTAAGTTCAATTACACCACCATTTACAGTAAGGTCATCACCTATAGATAGATCTGCACCTAATGTTGCGTTACCACTTGCATCTAAAAACACTGACTTTGATGCAGGTATTGTACAAAAAATTGTTTTTGTACCAGCACTAAAATTAACTGCACTGTCGCTATTTGAACTACTGATAATTGTTGTTCTAGCTATCGTGCTTGAGTCACTACTAAGTGTCCCTAATCCAACTTCAAACTCTGCTGTACCGGGTAATGTAACTGCATAGTATGTAGTGTTACTGTTTCCAACACCAGCAGCAAATGTTTCAAATCCAGTAACAGCACCAGCTAACGTAAGCGTACCAGTGCCAGTTGTAGTTGTTGTTTCTTTTACTCTGTCATTTAATACTAATGCCATTATTTCAACTCTATTGTTAAGTTGGTTGCGTTAATTCTAAATATATCACCACTTGCTATTGCTTTACTTGCATCTAAAGCTCCTATGAATAAAACATTACCACCAGAGCCAACTACATCTAAACTAGCACTGGCTGCTGTTGTTATAAAAACATGTGTAATTGTATTATTTGTACCACCAGATGCTGGAAATTCTATATTTGATGAATTTGTGCAACTTTGTGTGTCGGCAGATTCTGCTGTTAGTGTCCAAGCAGATGCCGCAACTTGTTGTCTAGCATAATTAGTAAATGTAGCCTCTGTTATTGTAGGATCACCAGATTCACCAGTTGAATCGTTAAAGTTAGACACTGCCGTTGCTAAACCAACGTATATGCTATCTCCGGGTGAGCTAAATGATGCTGCATTATTTTTAAATATTAAACTTAAAAGTCTATTTTCTAAAAAGGTGGTTGCTGCGTTTGCTGTTGCCATGTTCTACTCCTATGTTCTCTGCGCTCTTGGTAGACCCTCAGAGTAAGCGTCAGTATTTTCTCTTGCCTCTCCGTAATCTTTAAGTCTTGTTAATTGATCCATAAATCTTTTTTCATATTGTTGTATTAAATCAGGCTCACCTTTCATAAATAAATACGCATCTACCAATGACCCAAACAATAATGCAAACGGAGCATTGGTGCTTAACCATGTTGTGCCACTATCCGCACCAGCAGTTAAGCTAGTTGGCCTATAGTAGTAGTGTAATTCTATAGTATAATTTGAGTTTGGGGTAGGTCCAAGTATAAAGTTTTCTGAATCAAACTGTGCGTAGAATCTTGGCTTTGCTGTGGAAGACGAAGCATCATATGCCTCTTGTATAAAATTTACATCTTTTTGTAAAAGAAAAGACTCACTTCCAGATGTTGTTATCTGTAATGAAAAAGATGCCAAATAATCTGCTGGTAATGTTAAAAATTTATCGCTTGTTGATAATGTTGATGTAACATTTTTTCTAAATATCTCTAAATCAACATTCTTGAATATTCTTTCTTCTGCTGCTTTTATGAAGTCGGATAGATGATTTACAAAGGTTGTTTCAGAATTATCCGTATAATCCTGTATCGCTGTTTTTAGTTGCGCAAATGTAAAGCTCATTTAAGCCTCCAAAGTAACTGGTCCTACTGTAGCAAACACACCACCACCTGTAATTGAGCCAGAAGTAGATGCTGCCGCAACAGTAATAGTATATGTATCATCTGTTAATTTAGTTATAGCATATCCTGTAGATAAGTTAAAGTTAGCGGCTGTTAGCCCATCAAAACCTAAACAATTTCTAAATCTTACTGTATCTGATGTAGATCTTCCATGATCTTTCTCTGTTACCGTAACAACAGTACTACCGCCTACTGCAGCAGCCGTTGTAAATGGATCAACCAGTAACAGCCTTTCTGTCGCAGGCTCTATTCTATCTGGTCTTGCATTTAACAAAGATTGGGTGTCATCAGTTTTAAATTTACCTAAATGATTCTGTGGATGATCCGGATCAACAACATCATATCCAACCATCATACCAGTTTTAGCACCATTTCTAATCTCTGGTATTAGTTCCCTTAGAGGATATCTAAATCCTGTTTTATCGCATATACCATATGCATATTTACCAACTGAATAAGGCATTATTTTTCTTTCTTGGTTTTGTAAAAATACTCATCACTGTCACCAAATCTATCTAACTTACCTTCGTTTTCAACTTGATAATAATCTGTGCTAACCAAAAAGTCAGGTGTTAGAGGTTTATCTGGTGTTAAACTATTATCGTATATTCTTGTTCTATTATTTGGATACAAACAAAACTGACCATTTTCCAGTTCTAACAAATTATGTGACTTGTGTTCTTGTGGTGTTTCGCTTGTGCTAAAATCAACTGTGTCTATGTCACCATGATAATTATCTAATGTAGCTATATAACTGCCTTTGAGACTACCTGCATCTCTCGTATATATTTCGTATGTCATTGATCCTATAAACTGCTTTTGTATGCAGGTTACATTGTAATCCATACAATTCCAAAACTGTAAATTATACAAATCTAAATCTGGCTCTGGTGTTTTTGGCTCACTTACAAAAGCGCTTATTGGTAGTTTGTCGAACATTGCACCGTATTCAGGTAAATATGTTTCAAAATAAAACGCTCTACCGGGCAACGATTTGCAAGAAACCCATATACCTTTTACAAACTTACCATGTCCGTCTTCATGATCACGTAAATATTCTTTTCTAACCCATACTTGAACAGCAGGTAAATTGCATATTAATCTCGACAACTAATAACCTCTATTGAATCTGAGTCCTTTTGTAGCGGCTCCTCCACCACGCATTTTAATAACTTTTCCACCTTTTTTCATGTATCCCATTTTTCTAACTACATCAGGTCTTTCTTTTTTTAACGCTTGAAGACCTTTGGCCTCTGGTGGAATAGGTTTTTTCATAGTGCCGCCTCCTGCTTTCTTTTTAACTTTTGCGTAATTTTCTGGTGACATTCTTGCTTTTGCAAACTTTTTACCACCTTTTTTTACTAAATTGTCATAAGTGAATTGTGGATCATAAGTAGAAGATCCTACAATATTACTTCTTTTCTTTTTTACAGGAGCTTTTTTTGGAGCAACTTTTGGTGTTTTTTTCTTTTTAGGTAAATCAAGTTCAGGACCTGTAACAACACCTTTGCTCTTTTTTGTTTTAGGTTTTGTAGCTGCTACAGATTTCTTAGGCTTCACTAGCTCAGAAACACCTGTAGTTAAAACAGCCCTGTTAACCATCTGTTGAAATCTTTTAGCATTTGTTGGTGACATACGAGATACGTTAGATCTAGGTGTCACTGCTGTGCTAGGTTTTTTTACCTGAGTTGCTCTTGGCTTTGTTACTGCTGTAGACCTTAAACTCTTTGGTCTAGGCTTTGGCAATGGCTGTGTTTTGGTTCTTTGTGTATTAGTAACAAGTCTTTGGAATTTTTGAGATGGTTTTAATATTCTAGGTAATTGACTTAAAAATTTTGGTATTCTTGAAAATGGTAACACACCCATACCAATATTCATCATATCTTCTTTTGTTATTCTTCTTTTGTTAGGTCCTGTCTGTACATTTTTGTCTTTTTCTATTCTACCAGACATAACATTATAATTAGGGTCATTTATTTTTCTCTTAGCTTCTTCAAGGGTCATGCCACCTGTTTTTATTTTTTTCTTTTTAACAGCCATTATTTTTTCCTCTTCATAACTTTAGATTGAAACTCGACCTTTGAATCAGGTGCTTTTCTCATGTCTTTACCAGATACACCGCTACCTTCTTTCATAAACATTTTTTTCTTACCTATTGATTTTGGTCTTGGCTTAGGCTTAGTCATCATTGGTCTTGGCTTAGGAGTTGGTGTAGTTGTTTTTTTCTTAGGCTTAGATCCCGCAACACCTAAAGCGCTAAGTGTAGGCTTTGGTGTTTTTCTTAAACCCTGTGCTGTCTGTGAGGACCTTTTGCTTATGCCACTTATTGTCTTGCCTTTACCTTTTTTCTTTGGAACCATTCTGTATTGGCCACCTCTTTGCGGCTGTGTTTTAGCTGTTCCTGTTGTTGCGGCACCCACATCTTTTGCAGTCTTTATAACCCTTTTTGCAACTTTACCAGCTCCTTGTATAAGTCTTGCTTGTGGTGTAACAGCAATTGTGCCTAGAATAGCTTTTTCTACTTTACCTGCTCTTCTTCCCTTCTTACGCATGCTCTCAGCTTTTTTCTGGTTAATATTACCTTTTCTACCAGACATTACATTGTAATCAGGATCAGTAATTTTTTTCTTTGCGGCTTCTAATTTACCGCCATTTTTCTTGGCTTTTACTAATTTTCTTATTTTTCTTTGAGCCTCTACCATGCTGATTTGACCAGTTCTAGCTGCGTTAACAAGGTTCTTAAATTGACCTGTCTTTGCTGGACCAGTTCTATCTTTTCTAATTCTAGTAACTTTACTTGGCAATTTTAACCTCCATAGAATGTATTATAAGGAACAAATCTAGCAGACGAGCTATCTTGATCTTCTCCTGCCGCTAACTCAAACTGAAACTCGTACTCTTGTTTTAGAGGAGCAACCCTGTTTGCAACCTCTGGTCTTTTCATTGCTATGTAATACGCTAAACCAGAAACAAGACATGGTGCAAATCTTGGTGGTATAAAAGATGTTGTTGTCCCATCAATACCCGATGAAATCCCATCTATTCCCACAATTCTAAAAAAAGACAAAGTGTATGTGTCTGCACTATCTGGTACAGGCCACATTGTAACTGTTACAGAATCAGCAAGCCTCTGTACAAATATCTGTGTAGGCTTGCCTTGTGTATTCTTTGCACTCTGTTGTGCATATGTTGATACACTAATTCTTGTTAGGTTTGTATCTACCTGACTTGTGCCAGTTCCTGTTCTTATTTGATGCTCTAGTATATCTACTGTATCTGTGGGCATAGTGTATGTTGCTGTGCCTGAGCTAAGTGACAAAGTTCCAGATGCTATTGTCCAAAGATTTAATCCTCTATTTTGCCACTCCATAGTTAATAAATTAAAACTACGTCTGGCATTTCTTAAATCATTACCTGTTCTTAATTCTAACCCTGCTCTTGCATACGCCTCTTCAAACAGGTCTGGTATATCTGGTACTA